TGTAGTTGCATCTTCATTTGCGTTACCTAAAGTTCGCACATATACAATGGGACTGCTATTCTTAAGATACGCTTGAGCCGCATAAGCACCATACGACGGAGCCATTCGATTTCCGTTACGCCAAACATCACAGCCATCACCACCCGCCCAAGGTGAACCAAAAATTTCTACGAACTCGGAAAAAGAATTCACTTGCACGGGTCGGAGTCCTGGTCCTCTTTGTGCTCGTCCAATAATTACTGGACCAACCCCGGTTGGTTCGGCAGGGCGTTGGGAATTATCAATCTCTGCTACTTGGACTCCAGGTGATACGAATTTAAATTTGTCGATTGGCATTTAGTGTCTCCTTACTACGAAATGTGCTATAAAAGTCTATAATAAATAGTATCTAATTCATTGAAACGCAAATGAAATATCACGACCGATATTTTCCTGGAACTCCCATTACAGCAGGATAGTCAGGTTCATCTTCAAATATAACATGCTCGCGTGGAATTCTAACTTCAACTGCATTTTCTCGAATTGAGATATTTGGCGTTTCTTGATTTTCACCACCACCAACAACATACCCCAGAGTTTTTACTGAAATCGATGTTATGAAAACACGACGGTCTTCACCCATATCTGCAAGATTATTGCTAGGCGCAAAGTCAGCTTGTATGAAACATTCATATGAGTGACCATCCTTTCTTGCGATGAAATAATTAATTGCTCCTGTCGTAGTCATAAAGGGTTGTAGTATTTCGTTCATTTGTTGTTGATATTCAGTTTGAACGTTGATAGTATAAGTCATATCAAGATAAACTGGCATCGGAACTGTCAATGTTTCATATACTATTTTTTTATTTTCTTGTTTACTTGGGAAATTGATTTGCCCATTTCCAATATTATTATTAGCCCCCGTTTTTCTTGCTGATGTTGCATTGAGAAAATTAGCGGTTTTATCTTGCTGAATTCTTCTGGAGATAGTAATTGAACCACCCTTAGTTTTAGAAATGGGATCAATGTTTCCCCAAAAATATCCTTTTCGGGTTGGATCTTTAGTAACCGCTGATCGTTCTATTGTTATCATAGGAAATGTAAGCATCCCGCCACGAGTTCTAATTCGGTTTGCCCGCTGCCCTGATCTTTCACCTGTTACCCAAATGCAAGGAACCTTTTTCCATCCTTCATTAGTGGTACAAAATACGTCCATTGTTTTATTCAACCAGTCAAACAAAGCGTAATCAATTGTTTCGATTGTTGAAGGGGTGAATGGTAAAATTGGATTTTTTGTTTTATCAGTCATTTTATTTCTCGTTAAATACTCCGCTTCGAGCTTCTATACAATTAGCTGTGAGTTCAATTGGATGACCGTCTTGCCCAAATATTCTTCGTGGTTCTGCTGTAACTACGATTTCATATAGTGATCCATCATATTGTAAAAAATCACCTTCTTGCACAAACAAGTCTTGATCTTCAGTTAATCTTCTGTGATGAAAATGAACAACCAACGTTGCAGTTTTATCTAATCCATATCCAGTTGTCGTGGTTCCACTTCCTCCCCACTCCACCAAAGCATATACTCTAATAGGAGGTAAAAATGTTTTTTCGATTGCTTCTTCGTATAAAGGATGAAAATTAGTATGTTCCATGCTTATTGGATAATAAAGAATTGTTTGACCAATAACTCGTTCGATAAGTTCATCGTTAACTTGCTTAACTAAATTACGTTCTTTTTCTCCAAGAAAAAGTGGTGGCGGCGGAGCATCAGGTCTTTCCCATTTGTTTTTTTTCTCTGCCATTTTTTATCCTACATAAATTCCCATGGGTACGTGATCTGCAATTCGATTAGCGTTGTCTGCCATATCTGCATCACCCGCTACTAAAGCAGCATAAGTTAACTGTTCAAGAAGTACCTTCAACTCTTCTTTCAAAGCTGTTTGTTCCTCTTTTGCTTGACTTAACAAGTCAGAAGCATTAAGAGTTACATCGTTGCCAGGAATTGGTATCGATCCAAATTTTCCTCTTATTTGTCCTAACATTTCTTTGGCTAAAGACAAAGCATATTTTCGAATCCACTGTTTTCCCATGCTATTAATGTTTTGATAAGGGATATTAGCAAAGGGCAGAGTATTTAAGTTGTTAATTCCATCGACTCCATCGGTTCGATCTGCTTGTTGTACCCACGCATCGTGAGGGACACTAAACAAAAACCACATTTTATTACTCGTCGATGAACTAGAACAAGGTGGTGGATAAATTGTGATTTTATTATTTCTAATCTCATAAGCATAATGACTAGCGCGTGTATAAAGATTTGTTTCATACGCTTGTGCTTGTAATTTATTTTGCCAAACTGGAACTACTTCAAATTGAGAATCATCTGCATACATTCCATAAGTATTTAAATTTCCATAAACGTTTAAACCACCTCCCATATAATACCCATAAAATCTCCACATTGCAGCAGGCGATTTATAATAAACACGATGAATATTTATTCTTTTATTTTTTACAACACCCTGCCAAGGATTCCCAGCTTGAGAACTTGAAACTGCTACTTGTAAATCATATTCTTGTACTCCACCAGTCAATTGAAAAGAGGCTGAGTACATATTAATATTATCGCCGAAGCCTGCTTCTTGGGCTAGCCCGACCGAAATCCTTCGTGCATATTCAAATGTAAAGGCGGGGTATTTCAATCCAACCTGAGTGCCACTTAAACTTGAAGATAACAATCCACTTTTAAGATTTCCATCGTGGTCAAAAGTTCCTGTCGTTGCACCCAAAAAATCTGATAAAACATTTACCGCTTGATGATTATTGATTGCATATGAATATTCTAATACCCCTAACTCGTAAGCAGAATAGACATTCTCTTGAGTAAGCTCAATATCTAAAACATCCCCGCCAAGCATTTTATATGTATATGCAACCTGATCCACGGCACCAGAAATAAAATCAGTGTTGTTTAAATAAATGCCATAAGGAACTGCGGTTGTTATTACATTTGCTGCCGTACCAGTAACGGGCAAAATAACTTTGCTCATTTGACTTTTCGGTGTTAATACTGGAAGTGCCATTTAATATTTCTCCTATGAAATAAATAGTAATTCCTTAAGGGATTGGAAAAAGAAAACCCCACCTCTCAAAAGAAAGGCAGGGTTTTCATGTTTTCAGTTAAGAAACGGTTTCTTAGCCAAGTAGGTCTTCTACAATAACAAGACCGTACATATCCGGTCGAACCATCTTCTTACCATAACGAGTCATCACGCCCTTTCGAGGCGTGAAGTCCTCTGGATCAAAGATAGTCGGGGTGGTCTGTAGAGGCACGTAAGGTGCATAAACATATCCACTCTCAAGGAAACTACTTCCCTTGCGACCAACTAGCAAAAGGTTACGCGGGAAGTATGGGTCAACATACACCTCCCACTTCTTGCTAATACTACCAACACTTACAGCGCCAGCCGTTCCTTTGTTCTCATCAGCAGTCGTGCTAGCACGGAATCCGCTGGTGAACTCAAGAAGGTTTGCAACTTCAGGACTGGTAACAATAAAGTTAGCCCCACCACGCAGAGTCTTACGATGAATTTGCGCAGAAACGTCATTGACAGTTTCTAACAAAGTCTCGTACCACTCCGACACAGTTCCCGTAAAGTCCGGGAAAAGAGACGTATTGGTAGAAAGACCTGTATCACGTCGAACAAACTTACCCGGTCTACGTGACCAATAATAGGTCGCTGCCGTTGCACCCTTAATAAGATCCTCAAGAATTTCTTGATCAATCTCAAGTGCAATAGTCTCCGATAGAATTGAAGTAAGCTCCACTTCCGCATCCAAGTTATGATATGCGTTAATGTCTTGCTGCAATTCTGGCGTCCACTTACAACGAAGTTTCTTAGTCACTGCAATAATGTCAGTGCTGTCCACTTTGATGTCAATTTCAGCAATCTTTTGTGACACATTGGCATTAGCGCAAGGCGCTTCGCCGGTTTCTCCAAGTCCCTCAAGACCCCAGGTTGGAGCCCCTATAACCGATCCCAAACCAGTTCCGACAATAAGGTTATCTACAATCGGGAAAGCGGTTGTAACTCCACCCGCCAAATTACCAGATGCTGCCAAAGCGTTTGCGGAAACTGTACCATCTAACGATACATAAACCATCAAAATACCTGACTTAGTATCACCACCTTGGAATCGCCCACCATTACTACCAGACCATTGTGATAGTCTGCGAACTTGCAAGCCGTTACCAGTAATAGTTTGCGTAATTGCTACAAGATCATCGGTGTTAAATTGCGCAAGCCCGGTTGAGCCTGTAGCAATAATTCCGACATAAGCCGTTGTCGTACCAGAAGTAAAATCCGCATCATATCGCAGAAGCGCATCAAATTCCCCTTGTGTAAGACCATTACCAATTGTAGTAGCCGCAGAATTACCAAACGTGCCTGATCCCAAAGTAGTCATCACTACACCAACCGAACTTGTCGGGGAAGCATAACCATTATTTAGATTATAATAACTATCCTCCGCCGCCTCACCCGTAAGTGAAACACCATTCATAATTCCTGAACCAACAACGCCGCCTCCGTATAGAGAGTCACAAGCTTCTGTTCCAAGCTTAGTGTTTGCCGATGTAAAGTCTAGGAAGAAAATAAGCCCACTCGGTAAACTCATAGGTTGTACCGAGACTAGCTCATTTGCTACCAGTCCGCCGAATACACGACGAACGATGGGAAATGCGACAGCCGCAAAGCCTTCGACATCTCCGCCTGCCATTGTTGAAGCTTCACGAAGAAGCTCCTTGGCTTGATTCTCTAAGAGAAC